GAGTTCTGGAATCTTCTTAGACTCGCCCATCAAATTTGTTTCATCAATGCGACAGTCGACTGCCCACATTTCGCTAATATCATCAGTGCTCATTATATACCTTCTATGCAGATCTGTACTATATTATTCTATCATAGATTTCAAAATTGTCAACTAATATTTTCCATTTTCATGTTTGTATATCTAAAAGTTACAACACATTCAGGATAGATTACGTCACTTCCAGTAACATCTAACTGAACAGGGCTCAATGAAGTTGGAAAACATTCAGTAAAAGTAAATTTCTTTTCCGGATTACGTGCGCTATTTTTTACGATAACCGTAATATCTGAAGTAATACCAAACTTTCCTCTTTGAAGTGTATCAAATTGATCTGTCGACTCAGGTGTTCCTATACCTTCCATCCATCTTAAAATTTCTTGGTAGTTATTCATATGTTCATCAATAATAAACGAAAGATCTAGATCGGAATATTCTAAACGATCCGGAGTCTTATATATATTATGTATTGGCGACACTTGAACAGGTGGTGTTGCAGATACAGAAGGTATCGTAAACCTTTGAGTAAAGAATTCTACATTAGGTAGTCTTTCTATCACAGCCACGAATGATACTGGCGATAAATAATTTGTAATCATATGAAATTTCCTGTTGACAATACTAGAGTTGTATGATAGTATTTATCTGAATGGTAAATTGCGTTAGTAATAAATATGAAATCAGAAACAAGCACGGGAGATTGCATGCAAGACATTCCCCACATGTGGGATGACCCTTGTGATGATTGCACTCACTGGATTGGAAATATGTAAACCTTATATTATGGAGTAATAATACGTGGTTGAAGACTTTAGAATATTAACTGCACGCCAACACGTTCGTGAACGAATTGGTATGTACATGGGCTCAAGTTCTCAAGAATGGGTCGAACGTTTTGTTATGGGGCAATGGAAAACAGCTTTGTATGTTCCTGCCCTATCCAAAATGATTGATGAAATTCTCGACAACTCAATCGATGAGGCCATACGTACTAACTTTGAGTATGCCAATAAAATTGATGTTACAATCAAAAATGGTGTTGTTAGCGTTTCAGACAATGGCCGCGGGATTCCTCAAGACGAAATCTACGATGAGACTAGTAAGGAAAAAATCCTTCGTCCCGTTGCCGCATGGACTCGCGTAAATGCCGGTACTAGCTTCGATGATAATCGAGTAACGATTGGTACAAATGGTGTTGGATCTGCTGCAACCAATTTTCTTTCTTCAAAATTTGTCGGTAAAACTTGGCAAAACGGAAAGCAAATTGTTGTTAAATGTAAAAACGGTGGAGAAGATACTGATGTCGATGTAAAATCAGTTAGTGAAGGATCTGGTACTGAAGTTTCTTTTGTTCCAGACTTTACGTTGTTTGAAGTCGACAGTTTAGAAGAATTGGATACCATCAGTCTTGTTGAAGATCGTTTGACAAGTCTTCAAATGGCATTTCCAGAAATTGCTTTCTCTTTCAATAAACGCCGCATTAAAGTAAACAATCTTAAAAAATATTCTGAGATGTTTGCTGAAGAAGCTATTGTTGAAAAGACTGATAATCTATCTTTCTTTATTACATCGTCAGAAGATGGTTTCCGCACTAACTCATTTGTAAATGGTGTGAATACTCGTCAAGGTGGTACTTATGTAGATTTTATTATGAATGGTATCCTTGATGAATTGGTAACCATGATTAAGCGTAAGCATAAAATCGAAGTTGTCAAGTCGACAATTAAGAATGGTCTCACGTTCGTCATGTTTGCTAAAAACTTTACTAATCCCAAATTCGATAGCCAAACAAAAGAACGTCTTACGAATCCTATGGGTAATGTAAAAGAGCATGCAATTGCCTCTGGAATCCGTGAAGCCGATTTCTTTGCTCGTAAAATTCTCAATACTCCATCTATTATTGATCCGATTATTGAGGCCCAGCTTGCAAAGAAAATTGCTGCAGATAAACGTGCTGCTACGTTGGCTCAAAAAAGCCTTCGTAAAGTTAAAGTGGCTAAACATATTGCAGCAAACAAAGATGACGCTACTCTTAAGATTGTAGAGGGTGATTCAGCTATGGGATTCCTGCTGAAGGTACGTGATCCAAATAAGGTGGGTGCTTACCCATTACGTGGTGTTATCATGAATACATGGGATATGAAACCAGCTGATGTTCTTAAAAATAAAGAACTTTCTGAATTGGTTGCAGTTCTTGGTTTAGATATTACTAATCCAAATTCAGTCGACAATATGACATATGCTAATATTGCTACACTGACTGATGCTGACCACGACGGTATTGGGCATATTAGCCCATTGCTTCTCGCTTTCTTCTATAAGTACTGGCCTCGCCTTTTCAAAGAAAATCGTGTTAAGATTACTCGTACTCCAATTATGATTTCTACTAAAGGTAAAGATGTTAAATGGTTCTACACCTATGAAGAAGCGGGTGAATTTAAAACTAAAGAAAACGGATGGAAACATCGCTATATTAAAGGTCTCGGCTCTTTAACAGAAGAAGAATACGATACTATTATTAATAAACCGGTATACGATACTGTTACCGTTGATGATGCTAAACTTTTTGAAATGATGTTTGGTAAATCGTCAGAACTTCGCAAAGAATATATGTTTCAATAATGGAGATGAAAATGAAAGAACAACTAATTAAGGCAGCAAGGATGCACGCTGAAGGTGAGCTTGAACGTGCAAAAACAAATATTATGGTCTATATGAATAGTACCACTGGTATTGGTGAACATCCTGATATTGTAGAAGCTATCCAAGGTGAGCTTGATAAAATGGCTGCTGCAACAGATCGTATTGAAATGCTAAAACATTTTAGTTGACAATAACGAAATCTGTGATAGAATATAACTATACAAACAAGGAATCGCAATGAGCTTAACTGAATTTATGTCTGATGACAGCGTGAACAACTATCCAATCTCAAAGGTTGCTGCCAATGAGTGGAAATCTTTTGCTATGTACACGGTTGAGTCTCGTGCGATTCCTAACATGATCGATGGGCTCAAGCCTGTTCAACGATTTTATTTGTATTCTTCTCTTCTTAATTCTAAGAAAGAGTTTAAAAAAGTTTCCGCTGTAGCCGGTATTATTTCTGATTATGGTTATAATCACGGCGAAAGCAGCGCAGCTGGTGCGGGCCAGCTTATGGCAGCCACATGGAACAACAATGTTTGTCTTGTGGAAGGCCGAGGTTCGTTTGGTACACGCCTAGTTCAGGAAGCTGGTGCTCCTCGATATGTTTATACTCGCGTTCATGAAAACTTTGAGAAATATATCAGTGATGTCGATCTAGCACCGCAACACGAAGACCCTGAACACGAACCACCCGCCTTTTATATTCCAGTCATTCCATTAGTACTTGCTAACGGAACCAAAGGTATTGCCACTGGATTTGCTACAAACATCCTTCCAAGGAGTCCAAAAGACCTCTCTCGCCTCGTTCGTGAATACTTGTCAAGTGGTAATATAGCCAACAAGGCTCCAGTGACCTTCCCAGAATTTTCTGGTACTGTCGACTATGATTCTGTCGAAGATCGTTATATTGTTAAAGGCACTTATGAAAAGAAAAGTAAAACAGTACTTACAATTACTGAAGTACCATATGGCTTTGATCGTGAGAGCTATGTAAAAATCCTCGACAAGTTGGAAGAGGATGGAGATATTGTTTCTTATGAAGACCTATGTGATAAGACTGGTTTCTGTTTTGAAATAAAACTAAAGCAAACTGGTTCTTCATCTTGGAATGATGTAAAGATTATGTCTAAGTTTAAACTTAGTAAACCATTAAGTGAGAACCTTACTGTAATCGATTTTAATGGTAAGCTTCGTGAATATAAAGATGAGCGAGATCTTATCAAGGATTTTGTCGACTATCGTTTAGGTGTATTACAACAACGTATTGAAAAACGCCAAGCAGAAGCAGAAGAAAGTGCCCGTTGGCTTAAAGTTAAAATGGAATTTATTCAGGCTGTACTTGATGAAAAAATTACGTTCAAAAATCGTAAAAAAGCCGAAGTTGGTAAAGATATTCTAAGTTTGACTTCCGCCATTGCAGATGATGTTGATCGTTTGCTTCGTATTAATATTCTAAGCTTGACAGATGAAATGGTAAAGGAACTATCCAAGGAAATTAAATCAGCTCAAGCAGAATTGACGTTTTGGACTAAAACTACGCCCAAAAAGCAATTTGAAAGTGATTTAGAAGGTATCGAATAAAACAAAAATGATTATTGAAGTAGAAGAACTAGATGTTGTTTTGACAGAAAACTTTATTAAGTTTTGTTGTGATGAACTTGATATCACACCTCAACACATTAAAGTAGAAGGTTGGGATGATCCATTTAAAAATGGTGCTCTAGGTCTATGCTATGAAGTCAATAATGATCATGAATATTTAATTATGGTATCTAAGAAAAATCGCAGTGCAACTGAGATATATAATACTATAGCGCATGAAATGATTCATGTAAAACAATACATGAAACAAGATCTCGGCAATTTTCTAGATGCACATAAACCTGCATACAATGATCGTTGGTGGGAAATTGAAGCTAGCAAAAAAAGTTTAAATTTAGTAAAAAAATATGTTGACATTCTTTATAACATGGTTTAGTATCTATATATGAAAGGAAAACAAACCATGAAAAACCTACTTATCGCTACTGCTCTTGTGGCTACAACTACATCAGCATATGCTAATGAAGCAGCAAGAGCTACAGTACGAGATGTCTATAGGAATGATACTGTTAGTGTTCCAAGAGAAATTCAAGACTGCCATATGATTGATGTTCCAATCTATGAAACAGCGCGTCGTCAACGAGATGCCGGTGCTGGTGCTCTAGGTGGTATGATTATCGGCGGGTTGCTTGGTAAAGGTCTTACAGGAAAAGATGATGGCGCTGCAGTTGGCGCTGTTATGGGTGGTATCATTGGTGCTAATGAAGCATCAAAAGGACGCGATGAACAAGTTATTATCGGTTACCGTCAAGAACAACGTTGTGTTAAAGACGTAGTATATGAAAAACAAAATGTTCGAGTATATAGTCATTCAGAAGCAGTATTTGTTTACGAAGGAAAACGTTATAAGTTGGAATTTCAAAAATGATAGAAATTATTCTATATAATATTGTATTTTGGGCAGCATGGTATCAAATTTCAATGCTTCCAGAACGCATAATGCAAATGATTATTGATAATTATGGAATGACCGATCATTTTCATAATATAGGATAAAGTAATCTGCCCTTAGCTCAGCTGGATAGAGCAAGTGACTTCTAATCACTAGGTCGGGGGTTCGAATCCCTCAGGGCAGGCCAATTTGCTCCCGTGGTGGAATGGTAGACATCAGAGACTTAAAATCTCTTGCCGCAAGGCGTGCCGGTTCGAGTCCGGCCGGGAGTACCAAGTTAGTTGTGGTTCGGAGACACAATTAGAAATCCTGAGTAGGACGTTAAACTGCTCACTTTATTATAAATAAAATATATGCCAAGTCAATTCTGAGACAAGGATTATTACGTTAAAGAGTAAATTGCGGTGACCGACACAAATTTCGGGTGACGTTAAAACTTGCAACCAATCCTAAACTTAGTATACTTGCCCGCGAAGCGATGAGGCAGTCAAAAATACTTATTGCTTCGCGGTCGTCTATCGGTAGGACGCCTGACCCCGACTCAGGAAAGCTAGGTTCGATTCCTAGGCGCGAATCCACCTTAGATGACCACGTAGCTCAATGGATAGAGCAGTGGTTTCCGGGGCCACAGGTTAGGAGTTCGAATCTTCTCGTGGTCACCATTACCTTGGTTTTGGAATTCTTCTAATACTTAAAGCCTTTGAAGCTAAATATAGATCGATTGAAACAGAATCATCTTGATTACCACCAAGAATAACATACCATTCTTTTCCGCCAACAATTCTTGTATCAACATAAAAACCAACATGGCCTTGCCATCCTTGGTTTCCGCGAGGAAAAACTACAATATCTCCTCTTCTTGGTATTTCAACTTCTTCTCCAAGTTTTAAGAAACTACGAGCCATTAGTGGATTATCACTGACTGTATCAGAAGTTGGTAAATTGTGTTTTTCTAATATTGCATTTACAAATGCAGCACACCATTCATATCTTACCGGATCTATTCCTATAAGATCTTTTATCTCTTGCCTGTTTTTTCTTTCTTGTAAATCAATGTATTCATAAGCAGTGAATACTGGGTTTGATGAAGGAACTTTAGGCAAATTTTTAGATTGACTTGAAGCGCAAGCCATCAATGGCACAACAAATGTGCATAAAATTAAAATTTTTTTAATCATACACTATTTATTTGTTGACAACCGCTAAAAACTGTTATAAATAAACTATATTAAATATTTTTAGACACTAAAGGAAAACTGAAGTTCAATGACTACCATATCAAAACATATGCAAATTATTAACTCACAGCTTACATGTGAGCGCTTTGATGCGTGGTATTCATGCACGGAGGGTTTCAGGAAAACGTAGTATACGAATATAGTATATTTTCCTCAAGCCCTCCCAGAGAAATCTCGGAGGGTTTTTTATTGGGACGAAGCGATTACATCAATCTCCCACGCTATTTGACAATTTAGAATTAGTCTTAGGGGTAACCCGATGATAGACTGGAAACAGATAATCTCTGTTTTCACATGCACTGATGTAGCTGATACAAATTTCACAATCTTGCGGGATGGGTGAGACCAGCGAACCTGGGAGTGGTTCAAATCCATGGTTGGCAAGATTCAGTGCAGTTGAAAGTAGAGATTGGCTTGGTGAGGAGGGTAAGGACATTTTGTGGGGCTGCAGACCCATTCATGCCCGTGGTAACACGCCTGATGTAGGTCGGGAGATAGTCGGTTCGAATCCGGCAGCCAATAACAAATTCTATTTTCACATGCACACAGGACAGACACGTCCCCTGTAAAACGGGGAAGAATGGTGGTGATGACAGTGTGCAGTTGAAAACAGAAATGGTAACGCAGACGGTTCTGACTTGGGTCTCATAAGCCCGATGACTTGGTTCAACTCCAGGCGGTACCACCATAGGGGTGTAGCTCAGTTGGTAGAGCATCGGTCTCCAAAACCGAGTGTCGGCGGTTCGAATCCGTCCACCCTTGCCATTGCCCGTTCGTCTAGCGGCAGGACATCTGATTTTGAGTCAGAGAACCGTGGTTCGAATCCACGACGGGCATCCATTTTTAAAAAAAAACAGTTGACAATTGTTTTAAAATGATTTATATTGCTATCATAAGGAATGAAAAGGAAAGAAAATGAAACGAAAACTTAAGGTGCCTAAAGCCCGCAATCCTGTTGCAGCATTTGCAACTCGTGCTGGCGCTGGTGTGCACGGTAAAACTAAAAAAGCACTACGCCGTGCTGATAAAATGGCGTTCAAAAAAGAATGGGCCGTTAGCTGAGTTGGTTTTAGCACGTGACTTTTAATCATGGGACATAGGTTCGAATCCTATACGGCTCACCATTATTTTGATGATACACTATGAACAATGGAGGAAGGCGGTTCAATTCCGTTCGTGAGGTGGCCCTCATTTGCCGACGGGCATCCGTGGTTCGAGTCCACAAATAGTGTATCTTCTAAGTAATGTCCTATAGCTCAACGGTAGAGCAAACGACTGATAATCGTTAGATAGAAGTTCGATTCTTCTTAGGACAACCAATTGGACAGGTGGCGGAGTGGCCCAACGCACCGGATTGCAAATCCGTAAAACCGTGAGTTCGAATCTCACTCTGTCCTCCAAATAACGGGTGTGTCGCCTCAAGGTGAGGCAGCGGACTGTAACTCCGTCGCTGAGAAGCATGTTAGGTTCGATTCCTAAGACACCCACCATGCACCCATCGTCTAGCGGTGAGGACGCTGCCCTTTCAAGGCGGAAACACGGGTTCGATTCCCGTTGGGTGTACCAATAAAAGGATGAAGAAAACAATTGCTTCCTTAGCTCAGTTGGATTAGAGCATCGCGCTACGAACGCGGAGGTCGGAGGTTCGAGTCCTTCAGGGAGTACCAAAATCGAACAAGGGTTTGTAGTAGAGAGTGGCAAACCTGAAACCCTGAAATACCCATTAAGATCGCCAGTTAGGCCACTCACAAAGCACATGTAGCTCAGTTAGGTAGAGCAGTTGGTTGAAGCCCAGCGTGTCGGTGGTTCGAATCCATCCGTGTGCACCATTCTGACTTAGTGTTATTGGTCAGCACGTTTGATTGTGGATCAAAAAGAAGTGGTTCGAATCCACTAGTCAGGACCAAAAATATGTTGACAATTTGGCTAAATAGATATATTATATCTATAAGCTTAAGGAGTTATTATGAAAAAAGTTTTAGTCACAGGTGCAACTGGTTATATTGGTAGTCATGTTGTTAAGCTTTTAAAAGAACATGGTCATTATGTAGAAGGTTGGGATACAAATATTCATGGCGAATATAATGATGTATCCAAATATTTGAATTTTTTCGAGCCTCTAGATATTACCGACAAATACGCAGTTCACGGTGCATACGATGCTGTAGTACATCTTGCTGGTCGTAGTGTTGTTCCTCAATCGCTTAAAGAACCTACAGAATATTATCGAGTAAATGCTATGGGTACAGCAAATATGCTTGATAAAGTAAAAACTGATAATTTTATTTTTGCTAGTACTTCAAGTGCTTGGGAGATGGCTTCTCCATATGCTAAAAGTAAAGTTGCAGCAGAAGATATTATCAAGGAAAAATCTAATGGGCATACTATTTTTCGCTTTTTTAATGTTTCTGGTACTGATGGGATCCATAGGCAACTTGGCACTCCAACTCATCTTATTCGTGTGGCTGCTATGGTTGCTGCTAACAAATTTCCACATATTAATATCTTTGGTATGGATTATGATACTCGCGATGGTACTTGTATACGCGACTACATTCATGTTGTTGATCTTGGGAATGCCATTGTAAAAGCAGTAGAACAAGGTCCTGTTAATACTCCTTACGAGTGTCTTGGTAGTAATACAGGATTTAGTGTGCTAGAAGTTCTAGATGCGATGGAGAAGGTCACTGGAAAGAAAATTGAAAGAGTAATTAGCGGTCGTAGAGAAGGGGATGCAGTAGCATCTGTAGTAGATAATTTAAGTAAATATGCTACTCTCACAAAAACACTTGAAGATATGTGTTTAGACCAATATGAATTAGAATTGCGCTTGTAGCTCAGCGGTCAGAGCTCCCCGCTCATAACGGGTAGGTCGTAGGTTCAAATCCTACCGGGCGCACCAACATGGTCCCTTAGTTTAGTGGTAAAACACCCGGCTTATATCCGGCATCGTCTCCAGATTAGAGAGCGTCGCAGGTTCGAATCCTGCAGGGACTACCAAAATAAATAAGTTTATTATAACCATTAATTGGAGGAGAAAATGGCAGACGTACTGCTTCTTAATGCTGATGCCCGACCTGTAAGTTATCTTCCCATAAGCACTATTTCTTGGAAAGAAGCTATCTTATATATGTATCACGACAAGTGCACAGTGTTAGAATGGTACGATGATTGGATGGTTCACTCTCCGTCATGGGAAACTAAGGTTCCGGCAGTAATAATTTTAAAAGATTATATTAAGCAAAAAACACATGTAAGATTCTCTAAGAGCAATGTATTTCTAAGAGATCAATATACATGTCTTTATTGTGAGTCACAATTAAAAAGATCAGGCGCTACTATGGATCACGTTGTTCCTCTTAGCCTTGGCGGTAAAACTAACTGGGAAAACATTGTTACTTCTTGTTCAAAATGTAATGCTGCAAAAGGTAACAAACAAATTATGAAACCAAAATATAAACCATATCGTCCAGGATATTGGGAATTGGTTCGTAAGAGAAAAATGTTACCGTTTGATGTAAAGCATCCTAGTTGGACCAAATGGGTTGATTACGAATTGTAATTTTTTTCAAAAAATGTGAAAAAAGTTGTTGACATTTCTTTTTGAATGTACTATATTATTAATATAAGGAATGAAAAGGAAACTTTACTATGATGCTCCGTGACTCTATCCAAGATGCAACTCTTGTCAAATCTGTGCTTGAAGGTCTGATTCGTCGTGCTGATACTTATGGTAAATCTCGCGAAGACATTCTAATGGAACTTCAGTTTTTGGTAGAAGATGCACAAAAATCTATCGATCGCATGGATAAAAATATGGCTGCATCCTTTGAAACAGTATAAATAAAGTTTTATTCCTCAATAGCTCAATGGTAGAGCATCGGACTGTTAATCCGTGTGTTCCTGGTTCGAGTCCAGGTTGAGGAGCCAAGCCCTTATAGCTCAGCTGGTAGAGCGCCTGATTTGTAATCAGGATGTCGGGAGTTCGAGTCTCTCTTGGGGCACCATTATTGCGGGTATGGCGAAATTGGTAGACGCACTAGATTTAGGTTCTAGCGCCGCAAGGCGTGGGGGTTCAAGTCCCTCTACCCGCACCAATTATAATGAATGAGGAAAAAATGGCAAAAGTTAGTATCGGCGCAGGAGCCGGTCTTAATATTAAATCTAATAAGAAAACTTCGCAGGGCCGCGGAAACGTTAAAAAATCTTCTATGAATAAATCGCAAAAGCGTTCTCATAAAAAGTATCGTGGTCAAGGTAAGGTATAATGTGGACTCTGTTTGTATTAAGCATCGTTTATGCCACTGATACAGAATTAGACATGAGATACACCCGTTATGCTGAATTTGAAAATCTTTGGGATTGTAATATTACAAAAGAAGAACTTGAAAAAGAATTTAAAATGAATGAAATTGCCATTTGTTATCAAATAGGTAATCCAATTCCAAGTCTAGATACTTTATATTAGGTGAGGTGCCAGAGTCCGGTTTAATGGAGCGGTCTTGAAAACCGTCGAACATGAAAGTGTTCCGTGGGTTCGAATCCCACTCTCACCGCCAATAAAGGGGGATTAGCTCAGTTGGGAGAGCGTCTGCTTTGCAAGCAGAATGTCATCGGTTCGATCCCGGTATCCTCCACCATAATGCGGGTGTAGCTCAGGGGTAGAGCGTTACCTTGCCAAGGTAAATGTCGTGGGTTCGAATCCCACTATCCGCTCCAATTTTTTGTGTTAACTAGGTGTTGAGTAATAATTTTAATGTAAGGGAAACATGAAAGGACACATTATGAAAACCTTTATTTTTACTGCAGCAGTTTTGGCTGCTTTTTCTTCTCCATCTTTTGCTCATGAAGATGCTTTTGGTAAACCGTATTACAAACATGTTGAAGAAAAAAAGCCACTAAAAAATACTTGCCAAGAGGATAAAGACAAAGAATTTCAATGGATGATGTGGTATCATATTAAAAATATTGAAATGATGCTAGAAGAAATGAGAGATCATCATCATCACAAACCTTCAACAAATATGAAATAAATTAATGGCCTGTTGGTAAAGTGGTTAATACGTCTGCCTGTCACGCAGAAGAGCGCGGGTTCGATCCCCGCACAGGTCGCCAATAACGCGGAATTAGCTCAGTTGGTAGAGCGTCTCGTTTACACCGAGAATGTCAGGAGTTCGAGTCTCTTATTCCGCACCATATATAGGAGCGGGGGCAGGATGGTAATGCAGCGGATTGCTAATCCGTAACACTCGAAAGAGTGTACTGGGTTCGACTCCCAGTCGCTCCGCCATTAAGAAAAAATAATATATGTATGATTCAAAAATAGTATCAGAATTATTTGATGAAATAACTTTGGACACTTGGCAAACCGTATTAGGAAATAATTTAGATTATCATTTTTCTAATATTTGTTTAGAGACTAACCCCGTTTTTAATGGGGTTAGTTCTGTTTTAGATGTTGGTTGTGGATGGGGTGGCACAATGAGAGATCTAAAACATTTATATGGAATAAAATCCAAAGGTATAACATGTTCAAAACAACAAAAAGAATATATTGGCGAAGATGCGATTTTAGCAGATGCAAATTCTTTAGTTTTAAAAGACAAATTTGATTTAGTTATTTTTATACAATCATTTTGCCACATGGAAGATAATGCTCTTTATCTTAGAGCACAAAACACCAATAAAATTTTTATAAGTGATTTTATGACTCACGGAAATGAGACTGTCATTGCTAAAGAAGAACTCATGATTATGAGAACAGAAAAGCATTTCGACAAATTATTTGAAGATATAGGATTTAAGATTACTGAAAAGGTAATTAGACCGCAGGAAGATTTTGTACCAAACGCTCAGATATGGCTTGATAATATACGATCAAACAAAATTACTAATGGATGGCATATTATACAACTTGAGAAACTTTGTGCAAATATTGTTTCTGGCCTTTTTAAAAACAAAAAAATATCAATAGTAGATTATTACGCGGAGCGAAAATAATGTCTCTTGAAGATTTTTATACAGACGAGTTAGATCCCCATGTTCCAGCTAATTGGGGAACGGAAATCGAAAAGCAAATTAGACTAAGAATAAAACTTAGTATTGCTGCTTATGCTTATGAATTTAATAATGATTCTATTATGTCTGACTCAGATTTCGACAAAGAATGCTTAAAAGTAGATGTATCTATGGATACTGGAAATAAAAAATTAGATGAGTTCTTTAGAAATGAATTTGACCCGTCTACAGGCCAATGGATTCATAAACATCCAGAAACTCACCTAATTAAAGAGTTATATTTTAAATATTATTGTAATTAACCTTTACGAATAACTGTATATAAACCATACGCAATTGCACCATATGCAATAAGCTGTGTAAGTGGTCCAAATACGATAATGGCTGCACCTCCGGCAATCATTACTACTCCGTCAAAACTGGAACGTTCTGTTAGTCTAGCTTTTAACCATTTCATTTTTTTGTCTCCTTTTGTTTTATAACTTTAGCTTTGCTACCAGCTTCTAAAGTTTTAATTCTTAGTTCTAGCTCATCAATTTTTTTGGTTACTTTAGGATAACGCTTTCTCCAAGCTTCAGGATCGTCTTGCAACCAATCCCAGCCAAATCTATCAACAAGATAATCTAAAAATCCATCGAATTTTGACATCAAATAAAGCGCAGCGTGAGTATTTCTAAACCACGCTAAAAATGCTGCGCCAAGTAATGAACCGGCGATAGCAGTATAAATCCATAAGGTATCGCCTAACATTCTTTGTAACATATCCCACATAATTAATACTCCAATTTCTCTGTGCAGCGAACATAGTTATCCATACCATGATCCTTTGCACCATCTAATAAACCAGATTTCCAACCACGCCATCTATCTTTAATCATTTGCCAAGCAGTCATTTTACGAATGTTTCCATAAAAGTTAATGTACTTTAATTCGCCATGATGTTTATAACCCATTAGCATAAGTGGAACTTTTGTTACAATATCATTATTGTTTACAAATCTCATATGTTTTGTTTCAATATTTTTAACAAACTTACGAGTACCAACTCTTGGAGAACCAAACGTTGTTAATTGTTCTACTTTTTGAGTTTCTTCAAATCTTGATGTTGCAATAGTAGCCATTGCTGCGCCAAGAGAATGACCTGTAATCCAAAGCTTTTTGGTTTTATGTCCATTTCCATGATGAGCAACAATCATATCCCACAACTTATCGCATTCACCTCTAAAGCCAGAATGAACTAAGCCGTGAGTCATTGCTCCGCGTGGAATAGCATTTAAATCTGCTAATAGATCTGTTATCTCACTTGGTTCTGTGCCTCTAAAAGCTAAAACATATTCTTCTTTATTCCAAAAAGCATGACATTGCGCGCCGTCATTTTCAAAAAACTTGTGACCAGTATAACCTAATTCTTTTTTGTGTGCTTTAGCTTCTTTTCCATCTAAATACGCTATTTCTGCTAACCTAGCCATTTTGTTACAAATCATTTTTTTCTCCCCATAAGTTTAGCTTTAATATCTTCTAGCTCTTTGTTTCTTCTTTCTGTTTCAGATGCTTTTCCCATATCCGGTTTCTGTTCCACCATCTTCTCATGTCTTTCGACATGGAAGGATTGTGGCGGTGAAAGTAAATTCCTTTGCTCTTCAATTCTTCTTCTGATGTCTCGAATTTCTGCATCTCTTCGTACATATTCTTCATAGTAGTCATCTTTTTCCTTTCCAAATAATATATCAAACACTAGCCTGAACATTATTTTGTTTTATCCTGAGTTGTTTTGCAATCACACTCAGTACAAACGTCGTTAACGCATTTTTTACAATCATCCGCATAACAATGGCAATCATGTCCACATTTTTTGCATGTTCTTGGCGATTCTTGCATGTTTAACTCCTTAATTTGCTAACGGATTATCTAATGCTTGTTGTAATCTAGAGTTTAAACGAAACTCAAGATCTGACATTTGTCTTTCTAATTTGTTTTCAACGTCTGTAATTTTTTGATCTGTAGTATCTCTTAATTGCGAGGCTTTACTATCATATTGATTTTGAAGCGCATCACGTTTATTATCAAAACGCTCTTCGGCATTTTGAATTATTTGTCTTACTTCATTTTCGGTGTCACGCACAAGTTTTTCTACTCGACGAACTTGATCGTCAAGATTATTGATTTGATCGTTAAGATCAACTTTTTGCTCACGGGTACGTTTTTCGAGATCGTCTATTTGTTTTTGAATAGATGCGATCTGT